ACTCAAGCATGTGTAATTCAATCATCAAGAATTTACAAACGTTTAGATTCACCACTTGGTGTTGCAGGTTTTGGAGATATGGGAGTTATGCGTGTAACGCGTGACCTTGATCCTGATGTTGCGCAATTAATTGGAACGTATCGTAAGGTTCGAAACATTGGCTAACATTGCAAATATTAGAACAGGTATTGCAACACGTTTGGCAACAATATCGGGATTACGTGTTGCGGCTACGCAACCAGATAACCCCAATCCACCTTTAGCGGTAGTGATTCCTGATGGAACAAAATACGATGACACATTTGGTCGTGGAATGGATACAACCACATTCCGCATCATTTTAATCGTTTCACGCGCCGCTGAAAAACAAGCACAAAATAGTTTAGATGCTTATTGTGCAACAACAGGATCAACAAGCATCAAAGCCGCAGTTGAGGGCGATAAAACGCTTGGTGGAACTGTTTTTGATTGCCGAGTTACCGAAATGCGTAACTATGGACAAATTAGTGTCGGTGATGTGACATACTTAGGTTGTGAGTTTGTTATTCTCACTTACGCGTAAGAAAGAGAAAGAGAAAAAACATTATGGCAAAGTTCGCTGCTACGGACTACAAGATCACCATCAATGGAGCAACTTTTTCAACAAATTTAAATTCTGTTGAATTAGCACTTTCTGCCGACGATTTGGAAACAACAGCGTTCGGTGGAGAATGGAGAACCAGAATCGCTGGTTTAAAGTCAGGTTCATTGACTTTGAATTTCATGCAAGATTTTGGCGCTGCTTCTATTGATGCAACTTTGTATCCATTATTTGGAAGCAATGCAACCGTTGTTATATCCCCAACATCATCTGCAATTGGAACCACAAATCCGGGTTATTCCGCTGTATTTTTGGTTAATGCTTATAGCCCATTTGCAAGTTCCGTTGGCGATATAGCCACACTTTCTGTTACATGGCCATCTGCTGGTACAGTAACAAGAATCGTAACTGCATAAGTAATTAAGGAAAAAAAATGTTTCTGAACCTGCGCATTACTTACAATGATGAAACCACAAGAGATGTTAAATCTGTTTGGGATGATTTCATTGCGTTCGAAGATGAATTTGATTTACCATTTACAGTTGTTATCGACCCAAAAAAATCAAGATTAAAACATACAACATGGTTATGTTGGCATGCTGAATTGCGTGAAAAAAATACTGAACAATCTTTTATTGATTGGGTTAAAAACGTTTCTCATTGTGGTTTTATTCCGGATAATGAGGTTGAAGATGTCCGCCCCCTGGGGAGCAAAGCGCGCACTGGCGCTTAGTTCATCTTTGTTACGAATTTCATTTAACCCCGACACAATTAGTAAATGAATCGCCTAGAATGATTAGAACGATGGAACGTTATTTGCGCTGGCGTGCTACGGAATTAAATAAACCAAGGAAGTAACGTCATGGCAATCACCGAAGTCCAAAAACAAGGCGCGTTTGGTGAAATGCGTTTAGATGGCGCAAAAGAATTTATTCAAGCATTAACAAAATATGAACGTAAAGATTTAAAACAAGCATTGTTTAAAGAAATGAAAGAAATCGCTAAACCTATTATTAAAGATGCTGAAATGTTTTTACCTACACAATCAAACACATTGTCTGGTTGGGGTGGAAAAAATACATCATCTCAAGTTAATATCGGTCCGGGTGAACGTTATCAATCAGGTCCAAGCAGTTCAAGAACAGGCACGTGGGGTTTTCCTGTTTATCATGAACGCACCGCTAAAAAACAATTGAAAGTTGTTGTGGGTGGAAGATCGAAAAAAGAAAGCAAAGCGCGTGGTACGGATTTTTACACAAATTTGTTATCTGTTATTCAATGGGATGGCGCGGCTATGGTATTTGAATATGCTGGTACAAGAACAAATAATAAATTTGCTCGAGCGTTGGAATCAAAAGGTTTTGGTCGCCCTATGCGATCCCTTTTTAAAGCGGTAGATAAGCATCGTCAAGACGTTCAAAAAGGTGTTAAGTCTGCGATAATTAAAGCGGAACAAGATTTTAATGATCAACAACAGAAAGTTAAAAATTAATGGCAATTATTGCAAGTATTATTTCCACATTTGACCCAAAGGGTTTAAATAATGCCCGTAGGTCTTTTTCGGCATTAACTGATTCAAATATTTCAGCCGCTAAAAAGCAAAAAATTGCTATGGGTTTGTTGGGTGGCGCATTTGCTACAGCCGGAGCCGCTGTTGGTGCTTTTGCTATCAAATTGGGTGTTGATGCTGTTCGTGCCGCTATCGCTGAAGAAAAAACAATTAAAAATCTTGGTCGAACTTTACAAAATTTGGGTCAAGGATTTCAACAAACACAGGTAGAAGATTTTATTACGCAAATGCAATTTGCAACAGGTGTTTCAGATATGCAATTGCGACCTGCAATGAATCAACTTTTGCTTTCAACAAATGATGTCGCTAAATCTCAAAGAATGTTGGAACTGGCTTTAAATATCAGCGCATCAACTGGTCGCGATTTGGAAGCAGTAACGCTTGGTTTGTCTCGTGCTTCTATGGGAAATTTTACTGCTTTAAAACGTTTAGGTGTTCCATTAGATGCAACCATTGTTAAAAATAAAGATTTAGAAGCCGCATTAAATTCTTTAGAAAATCAATTTCAAGGTGCATCAGCGGCGGCGGCTGGTTCTATGGCTGGACAACTTGCGATATTAAGTGAAAAAGTTGGTGAAGCGCAAGAGGCTATCGGTCATGATTTAATTTTGGCTTTGCAATTGGCATCTTCAGAAATGGATGGGGTTAATGGTGTTGCTGATTCCATTACCAATTTAAGTGAAACTCTTGGCGATTTTATTGTTGGGCTTGGTTATTATGTTGGTCAAATTGATTTATCAACTGAGGAAACAAATCGATTTACAAGGGCATTAGAAAAAACTGGTCAAACGATTGTTTTTAGTCTTTTAGGACCACTTGCAACAGCCTTTCCTGCACTTGCTGACGTTTTTGGTTTTGTTGCTGATAAAGGCGATGAACTTAAAACATCCAATGAAAATAATGCTTTAACGGCTCAACTTGCTGGCGATCGTTATTTGGCATTAGCGAAATCTTTAGGTTTTGTTACAAAAGCAACTGAAGAAGTTGTAGATATAGAAAAAGAAGAAGCCGAAGCATTAAAGGCTGCTGAAAAAGCCGCAAAAGATAAAGAACAAGCATTAAAACAATTACAACAACAACAAGAACGTGTTTCAAAAGCATCACAAAATTTTGCCAAGTTTGTTGCTGGAACATCACCTACCACGATTCAAGGCTCTTTAAATATTGCATCTGATTCATTGAATAAAATGAAAACAGATTTATCTGGCACAAATAAATTAACGGAACAATCGGCTGAACAATTTGAAGAATTAGCAAGCGTTGTTCAAAATGAATTAAGTGATGCGTTTAATTCCGCTCAAAATCAATTAAGTGATGCAAAACAAGCATTTTCTGATTTTAAAGATGCAATAAGTGGTTCAATAACTGGTGCCATAAATTTTGCATCAGCCATTGAAGATTCTGATTTTCTTTCAGGTTTGCAAAAACAAGCCGACACGGCAATTAAATTTTCTGATCGGGTTGGAAAATTATTAGAACTTGGTTTATCTGAATCAGCGTTACGTCAAGTTTTGAATGCTGGTGCTGAAACCGGTATTGCAATTGCTGACCAAATTATTGCTGGTGGTTCAACTGTTGTTCAAAAAGTTAATAGTTTAGTTTCAGCGGTTGAAAATGTTGCAAATATTGTTGGCGAAACTGGGGCAAAACAATTTTATGCCGCTGGTGTTGCTCAAGGCGAAGCGTTGGTTGAGGGTATTCGTCAATCAATTATTTCAGCCGCTTCAGATATTGCCGCATTAGCCGCATCGTTAAGTTCAACAACAATTACTGTTGTACCACCGGTTGTTACAACAGAACCAAAACCTGAAACCAAAAAAGATGATAAACCAAAACCGCAACAATCATTGACCAAAACTGAAAAAATTGTTAAAGCCGCTGGTGGTGCTCAATCAACTGCCGCATCAAGAAGTTACACCGCTATGGCTGCCGCAATGGGCTTAATCCGTTTGGCTGAGGGTGGAATTGTTGAGCAACCAACATTTGCGTTAATTGGTGAAGCGGGACCGGAAGCCGTTATTCCGTTAAATCAATCTAATCAAATGGGTAACACAATTAATATAACTGTTAATGCCGGTATTGGAACTTCTGGCGCTCAAGTTGGGCGTGAAATTGTTGATGCAATTAAAAAATATGAAAGAACATCTGGCCCAGTATTTGTGAGCGCATAAATGTCTGTTCCAAACACAACTGTTGAAATTGGTTTTGATTTATCAAGTCTTGGTGGGCCATTCTTTACGTTGGATGATTCCGTCCAAGGGGTTTTAGATAACACAGAATTTACTTTGGGTGGAACTTTATTTTATGATGTTTCACAATTCCTTTTAGGAGTCCAAGTCGCTCGTGGTCGAAGCAGAGAACTTGATCGTTACAACGCTGGACAAACAAATGTTGTTTTGGACAATCGTGCCAGAACATTTGACCCACTTTATTTGTCAAGCCCATACGCTGGTCAAATTGTTCCTCATCGTGAAATAAGAATTAGTTCAAATGGTTCGGCTGTGTTTTATGGTGTTATTGATGATTGGAATTTAGATTATTCACCAACTGGTGACAACACGGCAACAGCAATTGGTTCTGATGGATTTACTTTATTAGCCACACAATCATTATCTGCACATACAGCAACATCTGAATTAACTGGTGCGCGCGTAAACGCTGTTCTTGATCGACCAGAAGTTAATTGGCCAGCATCTTCTCGTGTTGTGGATACAGGCAATGCCACATTGCAAGCAGATGTTGTTAATGATGGAACAAACGTTTTGGAATATTTACAATTGATTGAATTATCTGAACCGGGAAATGTTTTTATTGGTAAAGATGGTTATTTTAATTTTCAAGATAGATCTGTTGCTGTTTCATCAAGTGCTGTTACCACATTTGCTGATGATGGTTCTGGTATTGATTTTAATAATTTGCAAGTTGTTTATGGTTCAGAACAATTGTATAACAGAATAGTTATTACAAGGGCAAATGGAACACCACAAATCGCTGAAGATACGGATTCACAAAATCAATATGGTATTTCAACATTGAATCAAGATAATTTGTTGTTAAGCACGGATGCTCAATCGTTGCAATTAGCGGATTTTTTACTTGGTCGTTATTCTGAACCGGAATATCGTTTTGAAGCCTTGGAAATTGAAATGGCTAATTTAACAACTGCGCAACAAAATGAAGTGCTTGGTTTGGAATTAACTCAAGTTGTGGAAGTAAAATTTACGCCAAATGGCATTGGTACAGCAATTGAAAAATATGCACAAATTACGGGTATAACTCACCGAACAAATTCCATCTCACATTCCGTTACAATAGGATTAAGCACATTGGATTATGCTAGTTTTGTACTTGATGATAGCGTTTTTGGTTTGCTTGATTCAGGCGTTCTAGGTTTTTAAGGAGTTTTAATGGGTGCAGGGTTTAAAACCTTTACAGCCGGTTCAATTTTGACGGCTAGTGATGTCCAAAATTATTTGCAAGATCAAGCCGTTATGGTTTTTGGTGGAACAGCCGCAAGAAGTTCAGCGATCGGCACAGCAAATTTTGAAGAAGGAATGCTAACTTATTTAACCGATGTCGATAAATTACAAGTTTATACTGGCGCATCTTTTGTGGATGTTTATCCAGCCGCCGCAACAAATCAAGGATTAACGCTAATTAATACCACTAGTTTTAGTGCAGGAGTCAGTTCTCAATCTTTACCTACTAACACAATGACGGCAACTTATGATTCATATAGAGTCATTATTGATTTTGGTGGCGCAACTTTAACAAATAATTGCGATGTTACTTTTAGATTAAGAGCAGCAGGTTCAGACGCTTCTGGTGGTAATTACAATTATCAAGGTTGGAGTTCCACAACCTCTTTGACCAATTCAAGCAACTCAAGTACCACTGAACAATTTATTGGCAAAGTTTTAGCAGCAACAAGTGAAAGATATTCAACTATTATTGATTTTACAAATTTTACAGTAGCAAAAGAAACAAAATATTTCATTTCAAATGTAGGAATGAATGGTGATACAAACCAATCTTATGCTTTCAATGGTTGGCACGGAGTTGCTACTGCTTATGATTCTATGACATTTTTTGTAACATCAGGAACTATCTCAGGTGGAAGGATTAGAGTTTATGGCTACAACCAATAAAGAAAAAGAGAAAACTTTAATTGCTGTTGGAGATGAAATTATTGAATTAGTTGGTGCTGATAAAGAAGCGTTTGAAGCCGATAGACTGCAAATGCGTGAATCACAAGCACTACTTGAAACGGAGCAGTTAGCAAAACAAACTGCACGCGCAAATGCAATTAATAAATTAGCAACGATTGCTGGATTAACTGAAGAAGAAATTAACGCAATTTTATAATTTGTTATCAAATTAAAATAAATTATAGTTTTTTAAAGTAACATTTATTAACAATTAATTCTGCGCTTTAATAGCGAGGATAAATAAATGCGTAACAAAATAATTATTACAACAATTTCTTGCGCAATGATTACAACACCAGCAATAGCATTTACAGAACCATTTCCGGGAAGTTATCGCGAAACACGCGACATAACTTGTCCTGCACAATATCCAGTTAAAACTGGTGAAGGTGTTATGGGTGGTGGTTATATAACAACATGTTGGACATCACAAGCATGGTCATTGCAAATGGCTGGTGGTGATGATTGGACAGCGTGGTTAAACGGCACATACACACCAGCACCAACCCCAACACCAACAATTACTGTTACGGCTGAACCTGTTGTTGTTGATCGCGTAGTTGAACGTGTGGTTTCAGGTGGAACTCAAATTGTTATTCAAGAAGTTTTACCACCAAAACCTGATTTATCGACCATAAAAAAAATTAACGGTGAAATTAAAAAATTAAAAAAAGAAATGAAACGTTTACAAAATTTGATTCGTCAAAAACAAAAGGATAAATCAAATAGATAATAACGAAAAACCTTTATATACGATTCAAGAAATATTGGATGCGTATCAAAAAAGGTTTGTTGTTTTGGGTCATAAAAATCAATTGTGGCTGACAGATAAGCATTTGATTAACAGATTAAATAAAATTTGTCATCCACAATTTGCGACAACGGAACATTTGGAGCAAGTAATTATGTTGTCGCCAGCCACATCAACAAAAAAGGCAAATATCAATCGTTTTAAAATGATTTATCGCCATTTGTTGTATTTAAAATTGATTCCTGAAATGGATTCACCGGCTGAAAAATTGCCCAAATTACGTAAACCTAAATCAAGCCCCAGACCTTTTACACATAATGAAGTTGCTTTAATTATGAAAGAAGCAAAAGAACCTATGAGACATTGGTTTATTTTGTCTTGTTTTGCTGGTTTACGTGCCGCTGAAATTAGTTTGTGTAAAGGTGCTGACCTTGAAGAAATGCAAGATGGTCACATGATCAGGATTCCTGCAGGGAAAGGTGGAACTGATTTGGCGTTACCTGCGCATCCAATTGTTGTTGAAATGATTAAATCGTATAAAACTTTGGGTCGATTATGGCCAACTGTTAAATCACATACGTTATCCACATACGCTTGCAAAGAATTAAGAAGATTGGGTATTAATAAAAAATTACATTCTGGCAGACATTATTTTGCAACCAACGCTTATTCAGTTTCGGGTGGCGATTTGTTGGCGGTTTCAAAACTTATGCGCCATGCTTCACCAGCGACAACGGCTATTTATGCCGAATTGGCATCACCTGTAGCAAAAAAAGTTATAAATTCAATGACGATTCCTACGCTAGAATAGATACATCGAAAGGTTATTTATGAATATTAAAATTATGAAAGATGTTGTTTTTCGTTCAGTAGCATTATTTTTGGTTACAGCATTACCAGCCATTGGTGCTGGTTCTTTTATTGGTGTTGAACCAGTTAATTCTGCTGTAATAGCCGGTGCATTGGCTGTTTCAAGAATCATCACAGATTTAGCAAAAGCATTTCTTGATGACGGCAAATTAACTCAAGAAGAAGTTGATGCCATATTTAAAAAAGCAAATAAGAAAGAAGAAAGCAAATAAATGGGTTTGCCAATTGCCAATGGAAAAATTACTACAGCCTATAAGAAAAAAGGCAAAATGTGGTCAAAGGGTTATCACACAGGTATTGATTTTGCTGTTCCTCAAGGTACTGACATCATTGCTGTTGCTGACGGAAAAATTTCTAATGCTAATTGGGGTAAATCCTATGGAACACAAATTGTTCAAAAAATTGCGGGTCAAGATACTTGGGTTATTTATGCACATTTATCTAAATCATTGGTTAAGGTTGGGGATGAAATCAAAAAAGGACAACACATAGGAGAATCAGGTAATACTGGTAATTCTTCAGGTCCTCATTTACATTTTGAAGCACGTAATAACATCCGTTGGTCTGCTGGTCAAGATTTAGATCCAAAAGCGATATTAGAGGTTTAAAATTCGTGGGAAATTCCTGCGTTTATTTTTACCGCTAATAATTCTTGGTTTTATAATAATTCCATCATCTTTCGCTGATGAACAAACAATTGAATTATCTCCTGAAATTCCTTATGTTGATGTTCAAGTTGAAGCAACAGCGCCAACACAAATCACAATTGAAACCATAAATGGCACACCACAAACTAATCCTGGGTTTATTGATTCATGGGTTGAACTTTGGCAAGGTGTAAACAAATTATTTGCTAATGATGATGGTGCTCACTCTGGAACAAATGTTTTAGCATCTTATATTTCAGCACCCATTGAAGCCGGAACATATTTTATTAGAGCAACTTCTTACGCTTTAATGTGTTGCAATCAAACATTAACAGGAAATTATTTATTAACATGGAACGGTGTTGCAACAATACCTAGTTTAAATCCGAGTCCAACCCCATCAATAGAACCGACACCAACGATAGAACCAACACCAAGCCCAACACAAACACAAATTGAATCATCTACACCAAGCCCAACATTAGAACCAACGCCATTACCAACCCAAGAAACAATAACAAATAACTCAAATAACGAAGCGATTTCTGTTGAGGTAATTCCACAGACATTACCAACGCCAGAGCCGACACAGACAACAACGCCAGAACCAGAGATAACTGAGCAAACAGTTGAACCAGAAACAATTGAAACTCTTATCGTTGAACCTGAATTAAGTGTAGAGGAAATACAAGAACAATTACAAGAACAAATCGATGCTGAATATATTGCAGAAAATACTATAGAATTGTCATTACCGAATGTATTTGAAAACGTTCCGGGGGCTGAAGAATTATTAGCCGCAACCGAAGCAATTTTAAATGTTGGTGCTGACATGACACAAGAACAAAGGGAAGAATCACAATCTGTTGTTGTCGCGGCTGTCGTTTTGACACAAATTTCTCAAATTGCTAGTGTTACTGCGAACGCTACTAGAACAAGAAAGTTGAAATAATGGATTGGTTTAAAAAATATCTTATTGCGTTTGCCTCTGATACTTGGACGTATGTTGGTTTGTTAATCGCTTATTTTACTTTGGATGGTTCAGCAAAAATCGTCACCGGTTATTTAATATTGGGTGGTTTATGTATTTGGTTAATTTCGCTGCCATGGCGTGAGGATTAATAATGGATCTGCTTATTTCGGCTGGGCAATATGCTGGTTCATTGACCGCAATTATTTTTTTGGTGGCTTTAATTATTAATTGGGTGATCATTAAACCAATCAAAATGTACATTGACAAAGCCACATACCCGATTCATCCTGAAGCAAATGGTGGTAAATCGTTGCCAGATGCAATTGCTGGTATAACAAGAATTGAACAAAAAATTGAAAGCATTGATATTCGTTTGACACGCCTTGAAAGGGATCACACACCTATTCCGTAATTTGTCACATCTAAGGTATAAATTCGTTATACACCTAACGAGAGGACAAATACATGGGTGCTACAAATGTAGAACAAAATGTTCTACAACAATTAATTAAAGAAGCAAGCGAAGCAGAATATCGTTGTGCGCAATGCATGGCAATATCTTGTTCATGTTATGAGGATGTGATCGAACCTGATGGGATTTGATTTATCACAATACGAAACAGTTGATGAACGTTTACATAAATGGTTTGAAACTAATCCAATGGCACGCGTTTACACCGAACTTGTGTCTTGGTCTGACACACAATTTATTGTTAAAGCAATGATTTATAAACATGCTGATGATTTAAATCCAATCGCCACCGGTTATGCCGAAGAACGTGTTGGTTCATCAATGGTAAATAAATCATCGGCTTTGGAAAATTGTGAAACGTCGGCTCTTGGTCGCGCTTTGGCTAACGCGGCTGTAAGCGCAAAAGGTAAACGTCCAAGCGCAACAGAAATGGATAAAGCCGATCGTGTTTCAGAATCAAAACATATTGGTGGACAACCTTTTTCAAATGGTGCGAGTGAAAAACAGATTGCTTTTGTTAAAACAATTTGTGAAGATGCATTTATAAATTCAGGTTGGCATAACAATCCTGATGGTTTATTGCATGTAACAGAATGGTTAGGAAACAAAAGACACATAACTTCGTTTAATGACTTGACTAAAAAAGAAGCGAGTCAAATCATTAACGACAAAATGGGAACACAAGGAACCACGAACCTTGTCAAATTCCTACAATCAAAACAACCTGCTGATCGTGATCCTTGGGAAACACCCAAAGATTAATATCGAAAATGGTATAAATGTTAGAAGCACTTATTTTGGCTTTATTCGGGATTCCACCTGAACCAGTTGTTTATGCAGATGAAATACGAAAGGATAAAGCCAGAATAATTGCGATATCTGCGCGGACTCGCAATTATGTAAATTATGCTGAAGCAAAAATTAATGATGTTGAACAATTTAAATGTTTTGACCAATTGATGGAACGTGAATCAAATTGGCGCACAAAGAAAAACCCACAATATGCCGATAATCCCAATTCAAGCGCATATGGTATTCCTCAAGCACTTCCGGGACATAAAATGGCATCAGCCGGACACGATTGGGAACATAACCCAATAACACAAATTAGGTGGGCTTTGGGATATATTAAAGACCGGTATGGTTCACCATGCGATGCTTGGGAACATAGTCAGAAAAGAGGCTGGTATTGATGACGGACATATTCATTTTCATATTTTTTACAGGTTTTTTTCTTGCTTGTTTAATCACTTTGATTGTTATTGGTTTTTATTCATTGTGGGCTAACATCAAGGATTTACAAGATAATCGGGAAAATGATCACCGGATTTTTAAATGAGTTTGAAAGATGCGTTAAATCAACCTTATGAACCAAAAAGACGTATTTGCACAATGGCGTTAATTAAAGAAAAATTATCAAAAGATGATTTGGTTGCGTTGAATCAAGCATTAAACGATGAATCAATTCCAACTGCTTTTATTTATCGTGCTTTGAAATCTGAAGGACACATAATCCACGACAAATCTTTGGGTCGTCATAGAAGAAAAGAGTGCCGTTGTGACTTTAAATGATGCATTAAATAACGAAATGGATGATTCGGAATTAAATAAACAAAAAAAACCTTGGGCTGAGATTGGCCTTGATGGTGGAGAAATTTACACCGGTGTTTTGGATTCGCCAATTGCAGATGATTGGTCGCCAATTTTGCGTTCGTTTGGTTTAGACCCAGATGTGTTTATGGTGGTGGATGACAAAGTCAAAATGTCAAAATGGCAACAATCACGTAGAACCGATGATGGCGATCGTG